TTGGGCTTTTAAAAGTGCTCGTTCTGCTTTATCCCGGACTATTTCATAGTTATCCAACTTTGTTTCAATTCGAGCTAATCGTTCGAGCACTTCTAGCCATACTTGTCCCTCCATAACCCCTACTTTCTAATTCCGATAAAGTTTTACAATCATCATTTCGTGTTTTGAACCCCCAGCTCTTCCGCTTGCATCACGTTTATCAAAGGTATATTGCTGCCCTTTTTTGAGCCCAGAGTAGATAGCCTTTGCAGGCATGGATAAAGCTTGACCGTCATGACCGTTAGTATATCCTGTTGCTTCATAAACCTGATTTACTCCATGGGGAGTAGTAATTCCGATTTCCCATTCTCCGCCACCATATCCCCATCCATGATAAAAGAGTTCAACTTCTGCAGTACAGTCCCAAGGTGCAGTAAATGTGACTACATTTCCCCCACCTTTATTTCCATAAAAGGCGACATAAGAATCGGCAAAACCTTTCATTTCCAGGCTATTTGTGATAACTTTATCTAAATATGTTACATTATCAGGTGTTTTAGTATTTATTACTCCTGTTCCGTTAGTCGTTCTAATATCTATCACTACTTTTAGTACACCTGAATTGTTGTTCAAATCAACATTATTACTGCCGTCTGCGGTTTCTGCTGATAGACTTACAGGGTGTGTTGTTTGTGTTAAATCAATATTTGCATGAATATAGTTGACAGAATCAGGCTTTAAGGCTACTGTTTCGCTTAATAGTTCAAAATATCTACCGCCAGCAATGATTGAAGTGTTAGTATATTGCACGTTAAGGGCTGTATTTACTGGATTTGACCAGTCTTTTCGCCTAATTGTTCCATAGTCCATTCCTGTCAACATCATGTATAGCTTTCCGTCATTGTTTGAACCGACCGGAAACTCTGTACCATTTGGACTGAAGAACGTGAAGTTTTTAATTGTCATTTTTAACCTTTCTTGAAATTATCTTTGCTTTATCTAAAACTGGGTTATCAGTAATTGATAGCTCTAATAATCTAAATTTTCTACCGCCATAAGGATAACCACCAATTGATACAAATTGACCGACATCGTACAAGAGCGTAGTTTCGATTCTAAGCGTGTTTTTGCTATTGTAGTACACTTTACCAGATAATAGTTCTAAGTGGTCTTTACGTAGCTCTCTGTGCCCTGTGAAGCTATCTATTCTATATTTGTCGCCATAAGTAGCTACATACTCATATAACATTTGGTTTGTCTCCACTTTCTACAAAAATAAGTCTATCATTGAACTCTGTTTTAACTCTGTCTGCTATGTAACCCGAATATAGTTTACCCTCATACCAAATATCAACTAAGTCATTAACATATAAAGGCAAAAGTTCGTTTTGATTAAAGATTAATCTTGTGACTATCGTAGAGGGAGAAATTTCAGCCTTAATAGTAGATATGTCGGGAGGGTTTCCGTGGTCATCTCTATCATAAAATAATGTTTTAGCTGTCCTCACTTCTGGCAAGTCTGTTCCGTCTCCGTGATAAGTGCTATAATCAATGACATCCCCGTTATTTTTTGCTGTATACATTTTAGGAGGGTCTGCGTAGTCATCTGCATTTGAACTTTTAACGAACACGACAGCAAAATTATAAGCTGAACGTTCTACTATTGTTTCCGTGTCTATTGACACTTTTTGCTTGATATCTATCCTTGTCGTGATTCTGTTTCTGTTCCAGTTTCTAGAAGCGAAGTTAATGAATAACAAGTTTCTAGGGTCTGTTTCAGATGAAGCGTGTTGAATGGTTGTAGTTGGTTGAAATTGAACCTTGGAAAATATCCTTTTAGCTACGTCATGAGCTGACGAAGTTTCTGCTTTTCGGTTAATTGTAGCCTTGCCAGCGAAAATACTTGAATTGAAAAAGTAGCCATAACTCATTAAATTATTCTTATTAGGGTCAATTAGATAGTCAATGATAGCGGAGTTTGTCGTTTTAGTTATTGCATTCGGAACATCAAGACTTTCAATCATTGCCCAAAAATAGTTCTTTAATGTAGCTTTGTTGCTTTCATCTACACTCGTAACAAGGTAAACCATATCTAAGTTAAGTTTTCTCTTTTGACCTAGAGCTTCCTCGACTGGAACAACTTCAGGAAAAAGAATTTGAACAATATCGCCAACTTCTACTGAAACGGTCAATGTAGCCGATGAAGTGTAAAGATAACCGGTCTCCCACAATTCATAGTTAATAACTTGACATCTTGCCCTTGGTATTGGTAGCCCTCTTTTTTCTTTTTTACCATTAGGAAGATTAAAATCAGATATATTATAGTAGTTAGGGTTAAAGTTATCATAAACATTAGCTTCTAACATTAAACGAAGTCCGCCTTTCTCTTGATTTTAAATTCTGCCTTGGTAAGGTTGATTAACTCCATTTGACCGTGTTCGATTATACGTGTTCTGTATCGCTCAAAGTCCATTACAGGGAATAAATTTAATGAAGTCATTCCGTTCCAACCTTGGTAAATTTCATCGTTTACATCTGTATTGATTAAAATATAATCCTGCACCTGTTCCGTCTTGAATACAATTGCAGTATATTCATTTCCAATATCGTCTAAAAACCTAACTCCAGTAGGCGTTTTAGGGAGTTTCGGATATAATATCCCCATAAAACTAAATATTTCATCTTTTATGTCCCAACGGCTTAAACGGTCTATATTTGTTTCTCCGTAGTAAGTATAGGCTTTATTTTTTATGTAATTATATCCGAAGTATTCACTTATATCATTAGTCGTGATTTCACTAGCTGATTGCATGTATGGAGTCGCTATTGGACCTTCTTCAACTTTAGGCTTTTTAAGATTAATTTCTGAACCAGCTTTGAGACTCCGCAAGAAAAACTCAACATTTTTTTCTGGAATAGTCGCAGAACTTGTTACCGTAAAGCTATAACGTTTCCACTCATTAGTAAGGGAAAAATCTTTAACAACATTTGGAGGAATAGTCCATTTATCATAAGCATTAACTGTATGTTCTCCAGTACCTTTAGCCCAAAAACTAAAAGTATATTTTGAATTAGGAAGTATATTGGCATTGATAAAACCTGGTGGTGGATTAGTACTCCAATCAGGTACCAAATAACAATCTAACCAATATTGGTCATCAACTGTAGAAATAAACTTTAAATAAGTATCATTTCCGTCTTTCAGTACTGTACTTTTAGGAGATACTATACTAGTTTTTTGATTATCTCCTAATAAATCCTTATTGATAAAATCTTTAGTGTCAGTCAACAAATTCAAGTTAGGTAAATTCAAAGAAGGACTTGCTTTCAGTCTATTATAGTTTTGTAAAGCTGTTTCGCTACCTTTATATCCACCATAAATTTTAGATTTACCAGCAATAACTTTACCATTTTGAATTTTTTCAAAAGTTAAATTTTCGTAAGTATACCACTTTGTGATTACATCAAAAGTTATCTTTTCGCTGAAAGTTCCATTTTTACCGTAACCCTCTGTCTTTGTGACATCTGCTAAAGCTAAGTCAGCATATACCTGAAAAATTTCCGTTTGATATTCAAGTGTAACGAATTTTTTGCTAAGAATATCGTTTACGAAGTCTTTCATTAATTGATAATTTTCTTCTAAACTTTCGCCAAACGTCTCTAATTTGAACTCTATTTGTGGTTGAGTAATTGAACGAGTTCCCATTACTCCGACGCCATTACTTTGCCAAACATTATTAGTTGATTGTAACCCTAAATTAGAGGGCTGGTAAAATCTAACTTTTCCATTTGTGACGTCCCAAACTTTATCATCTGTTCCGTCTAAGTTGGTATGTATTTTGTACTGTCTTACCATTAAGCCCTCCCTAGGTCAAATTCTCGTCTGATTGCTCGTGCTAAGTTAGAGACATCTTGACCAGCACCACCTTGTACGTTAAATGTGTTATATGTTCTATTGTCGCTTGATACGCTGTTCGTACTCAAACTGTGACCGCTAGAAGATAAATTAACATCTGTTAAGCCTACTACCATAGAGCCTTTGAATAGTCCGCCAAGTTTTCCAGCAATACCATTAATGGCTCCTGATATATTATTGATTGTATTTGTTACACCACCAAGAACGCTGTTTATCGTGCTACTGATT